ATGTAATAAATTAGTGCCATGCACCATAAAGTCGCCAATTCTAAGCCTATACAAACTACTGCAGTAGAACTTAAATTGATTTGATACTACGTTACCTGATGTTTTTTGAATCAGTCTTGTGCCTTGCGTCTGTAAAGAGCCAAACACTTCAACTTTTTCAAATTTTGATTTTTGCATTCCATACTCATTCATCTCAACGCCAGAAACTAAATACGCATCGTAGTTTGTCCCATACATCGAAATTACATCGTAAAAGAATGTCGGGTCTATCACATGATGACGCATTACAACTCACCACTAGTTACAACAAATATTGAAGGTACAGCTTTAGTCTTAAGCAATGACATCAACTCTGAGCCATAACTTGTTTGGTTCCAGAACTTAGCTTCGTCTGAGTCAACCATTGTTTTGCTAAAATCAATTGATTTGTTAAAACCACCAATTGATGCACTTTGTAATACACCTTTATGTGTTCCTCCACCGGCAATAGCAGCAAGAGTTCCACCACTTGGTGTTTGCATTTGTCTAGCAGTTAGTTCTAAATAATGTGCAATACAATAACTCATTGCTAATTCCCAATCAGACCCATAGATTGAGTGAAAGATTTTATTGTTTGCGATTTTTAGAAGTTTATTGAAATACATAACTCCTTCTTCGGTTTGCATGTAGTTTTTAAACTGAGGCATCCAAAACGTAAAATCAGTGATTGTAAAATTTGGATTGTCACGATTTAGATTGATTCCTATGATTGCCATAAACTACCTCCTACTTATTTTTTACCAATTTACTTTAGTTAAAGCTTTGTACATATTATCTAAACTTTTAATCATTTCAGATTTATACGTAGCGAATCTAGTTTCAGCGACATTTAAAAGTCTTTTTATATCATTAGAATCTTTCTTAAACGCTTCTAAAACACTTTTTGAAACATTACCTTTATGATAGTATTTATTTTGATTTTCTCTAAACAAATTATAACGATGTTCAATCTCTTTCATTTTAGATAATACTGAACTATAATTTTCGAGAGCATCATTTACAACAAGTGAATCTTTAATAAATTTCAAATCCTTTTCTTTTACACATGCAACAGCGCGATTATCTTTGCCAACAATATAATACATTACGCCATTTTCTTCATGAGTATGATGCATACCCCAACCTTCATTTCGTAGTTCTTCATAACTTTTTGTAGAAAGTGTAAATTGTCCCCGAGGCGTTTTAATATATTTTTTTGAATCTTTAACAAGTAAAGAATTATAAATATCAATAGCATCTTCAATAGAATCAGCCATTATTTTTGTTTGTTTACCTTTTTTAGTAACTATGTAAGTTTTCATTTTAACTACCTGCTTTCTTTATTTTTTCTAATAAGAGTAATGCTCATCACTATAGCATACAAAATATACCAAGTGATGAGCATTATCATAAGTTTCTTATTTTATAAAGTCCCAATAAGTGATTGGTCCAAACTCACCTGGTGTTGAATCATTGTAAGGACATTGTATTTCCGATACTTGACCAACAAATGCTGTAGTGTATGACATACGTTCAATATTTGGTAAAGTAATATATTGTTGAATTGGATACGGCATATCAAGTCTTACGAATGACGAGTCTTTCTTATATGCAACTATACGACCATGTCCACCAAGAGTGTTTAACGCAGGTCTTGAAGCAATTGTAAGTTTAAAGTTATCAATAGAACTTTCATCAACAGCCAAGTTATGCGTTAAGATAAATTGACGAAGTGTCGATGTATATAATGCTGAGTATCTTGCAGATAAATCTGAACCAACGAACGTAGGAACTAAGATTGTATCGAATAATAATGGCAAGTTCATGCCAGTTTCTTCTAAACAAAGTTCGAACATACCATTGAAGAATGACACAATTGCAGCATCGTCCATACCGAAGAAGCCCTTATTAGGAACAGTTGCAGATGAGTTATCAATCGTAGTTACTAACACATTTGGGTTGTTGAATAGACCGTGTCCACCGTTGATACCTTCATATGCAACTTTTTGAACAAATAAGTCCCAACCAGCAACAATGATGTTACTATAAATATCTTGGATTGATTTTTGAAGAGTGAGTTTCTTCATCTTTTCAAGCTCTACGAAACGTAAATCATAAGCAACTTCGAATGTATAGACGTTTACTTTCTTTTGAGAAAGACCAGCGTTTACACGAGGAATGAAGTTTGCATTGTTACCCATAACGTTTCTAAACTCGTTCATAATACCAGACCAGTCAACAGTGAAGTAAGAAACGTAATCTACGAATCCTCCACCAACATTTACTGGAATGTCTTGTGCATAAGTAACAAAGTACTTAGGTTCATAAAGTGTTTCATGCAATTTTGCTAATGTAGTAGTTAAAAATGCGAAATTAGCATCATGAATGGTAGCATCACCAACATATGCGTTTTTAGCAGGTCCATAAATATCGCCAATGCTGAATGCTTTACCACGATTAGCTGCAGGAACACTGTCCACATAAAAGTTTTTTTCTACTTTAGTAGGTTCAAATACATTTGTCATAATTATTCTCCTTTACCTATCGTCTTATTTCAAGTTCGGCCAATCTGCCTTCCTTGAGACCTGTGAAATACCAACCAGGCATAGCAACAACTGTACCTGCTGATACAGCGTCGATCGTAGTGAATTTACCGGTTGCAAGAATCAATGCAGCTTGTTTACCAGGAGTTACAACATCGGTCGTTGCATCAGAACCAGGGTTCGACAACTCATAATAGTCGTTGAGGTTTGCTTTAAGCGGAAATTCAACTAACGTGTATTTGTATGTGCCATCATTCAGATAGCCGATACCATCAGAGTTCGATTCTCTTGTGTAATACTTTTTACCTGGAACAATATCTGTGTCTGTCGTCTTTGTCGCAACAGCGGCAACAGCTGGCGCAGTTACTGTTTCAACGGAATCATCAAGTTCGATTGCAATGTAACCATCTAACATTAAGTTAAACGCTTCACCAGGTTTAACTAGACCAGCTTGATTTTCATCTGGCCAAACACCACTTAATTTTACGTTTGTTGCTAATACAACACCAGCAATTTCTGCAACATCTGTAATAGAAGTTGCAGCCTTGTAATACCCGACTTGACTACCATAAGCTACCAATTCACCAAATTGAACATCTGCTGACCCGGCTTGCAGAATACCACCAGCTACATTGTATTTGTCGCTTACGGTAGGATAGCCTTTTCTCAACATTGAGATTTTGTCTTTAATAATCATTTTTGACATTTTATCTACCTCCATATCTCTTAGCCCAAGCATTGTTAATGGCTTGTTCTAAAGTCTCTGAGTCGTTTAGACTCTTTTTTGTTTGATGCACAGCACCAATCGATTTGAATGAATCATTGAGTTCTTTCTTTTCTTCATTCTCTTCTTCTGAATCTTCTACCTGTTCTTTTTCTTCATCAGTATCTTCAACTTCTTTTTCTTTTTCAGAATCTTCTGTTGAAAGTAATGCAAGAAGTTTGTCAGCAACAGGTAATAGTTTTTTGAGAGACGCTAACTCCTCTTCTGTAAGTTCGATTGATACAGAATCTTGTTCTTCAATTTCAATGATTTCCTCATTAGCGTCTTTCGCTCTGATTTTCATAGATTTGACCTCCTTTTTATATATTTATCTATCTAATTATATTATATCATTAAAAGTTAAAAATGTACACCCATTTTTATAAATTAATGCACAAATTTAACTTTTGTGATATCTAGAATGACTTCTGGTAACTTTAATTTTATATATAAATTATATTATTAAATAATTTTAAAGTTACCAGAAGTAACTTTTGATAATTCACACGTTATACTTCTAGCCAATTGACCAGTATCGAATAACGGGTGATTGCCTTTTTTCTTTGCTGCAACAGATGGAGCATTTGGTGCAAGCCGTCCATCATTATCATAAATGATTTTTCTAGCGTAAGTTTCCATCCGCATGCACAGTTTTTTAAGTTCTTTCTCAACGTCAATTTGCGACCAACCTTCAAGTATGCCTTCAACACAAGTGTTAAGCACTTCATCAAACATCTCATCTATAGTATATTTGATTGTCATTTCTAACACTGGTCTGGCTGGTATGTGTCGCATAGGCGAGCCATTCTCATGAATGAACATGAGTTCAGCATTCGTCAGTCCTACGCTTGCAACAACTTTCTTTCTTGTAGTGTTTTTCTGAACAACACCAATTAGAATGACGTACTCAGATAAAGAGTCGAGTAGTCGTTTTTCAGTTTCTAATCGTCTTAATAAGTCCGCCATAAAACTTATTCCTCTTCATCGTCTTGTAGCTCTGGGTCTGGAATTTGCTCATAAAATGTTTCTTTATCTATTCGTTTAAACCCCAAACTGTAGTCATAACCTAAAGTTATTTGCTTTCCAAATAACATACCATCGTGTAATCTGCGAAATACTTTCCCTTCTTCTGCTGTTATCGTTTTGATTTCAAATGGAGGTGGAGTATATGCACCTAAAGCGTCGTTAATTTGTTTTAGAGTTTCTTCTAATTGTTTTTTTAACAGTTCTAAATCTGTCATAGTTAAATCACCTCTTCCATAAATGAAGCATAAACGCTCCAATTTGTTGCTGTTGAATAAGCAGCGTAAGTATTTTTTGGAATGTAGAACGTTCTACCACTTGCATTGTTTGCGAATGTGTTATTTCCTATTGATGGTGGTGTTGTTGGGAGTAAATTAACCGATATTAATGATGAACAA